GACCGTCAAGGGCAGCCGGATCGAGGCCTTCCCGCTGGGCGATTGCTTCGACTGGACCTACGCGGAGTTCAATCGCCGCTACGGCGGCGCCAACCTCGAGCGCGAGCACAAGCCGGAAGCGCTCGCCACGCCGGAACAAATCGCGGAGCTAGTCCGGCTGCTAGCCGTGGTCAACCTGCCGGAAGGCACGCCGGACAAGTGGCTGGCCAAGGCCGGGGTCGATCGCTTCGAGGACATGCCGGCCGCCGCGTGCGCGGCGTGCATTCAGTACACGAACAAACTGATTGGCAAGAAAAACGGAGCTTCCTAGATGCACTACAACCCGAAAGACGCCGACGCCACGCTGCTGCCGGAGGAATGGTACGACGCCAGCATCGCGGCCGCCGAGGAAAAGGTGTCGAAGGCGAGAAATGACATGCTGGTCGTGTCGTTCACCGTGTTCGCGCCGGTCGGACGGACGGACATCCAGCGCTACTACGTGAACAACCCGGCCGGCCTGTCCGGTCTACGGAAACTCTGCCGCGCCGTCGGGCTGTCGGAAGAGTTCGACAAGGGCGAGATAACGCCGGAGCTACTGCTGAACCGCAACCTGCGCGTGCAGGTGAAAATCCAGCGCGACGAACGCGGACAGTACGACGACAAGAATGTCATCGCCCAGGTCGCGCCGCCGGTCAAGGCTGCATCCTCTCCACCGGAAGCACAACCCGAACCCGACTACGGCCCGCCGCCGGCGGACAGTGACATCCCTTTTAGCTTTGTGGCATGGATTGGTCTTGCATTAACGGTGGCATCATGGACAAGCAGTGTTTCAAGTGTGGTGTAACGCAGCCGCTTGACGTGCAATGGCTCTGCTTCCGACACCACCGCGAGGCGCATGGACAAGTGGTCGTTTTGATGACCTGGAATCGGTTGACGCGGTCATGAACTTCCGCAGCAGCGTAGCGGAAAAGTGCGAGTCGATGCGCCAATGGTATGACGTGCACGGGGAGTTGACGGCCCCGCAAATGGAAGCGCTCGAAAACATGATCGCCGGCGCGCGGCGCTGGCTACGATAGGAGCAGACATGCCCAAGCGATACGACAAGGCGGACGACGACACGCTGACCCTCGTGCGCGAGGTGATGGAGCAGCACCACCAGGAACTTGTACGCGCCGGGGTGCGCGTGCAATGCCTGATGGTCAGCGAGGCAGACAAGACGGGGCTGGCGCTTGACGTTCAAGCGCTGACCCGACAGGGCCATCCGGTCGCGGGCCAGATAAGGCGCTGCCACGCGCGCGACCGGCGCATCCACGAGGCCGACGCCATCCTGGAACTGGACGACTACGCCTGGCACCCACTCAGCACCGAGCAAGCACGCGCGCTGATTGACCACGAGCTGACGCACCTCGAAGTCGTGGTCGATCAGGACGGGCTGACGAAAAAGCACCCAGACAGCCGGCCCAAGTTGTCGCTCCGCCACGACGACTTCATGCTGACGGGCTTCTACGACGTGGTAGAGCGGCACGGAACGGCGGCGCTGGAGTATCAGTCGGTCGAGCGGGTCTACAAGCAGCTTACGTTTGCGGATGCGGCGGAGCCGACCGAATCTGTGGTGCGGTCCACTTGACGGCTGAGCGCCAGCCGGTAATGATGGGCGGCATGGTGCTGGTGCAATCAATCGAATCACAACCAGGCTGACCGGTCGGCGCTGCGCGCCGCGTGTCGCGCCGCCCAGCACCGCGGACGTGCATGCGCCGCAGCCCGGCCGGGCCAGCCTATCGGTGACGCATGAAGGTGCAAGGGATCGCCGTTGCGGACGTAAAAGAGGGCAAACGGCACAGGCGGGACTATGGCGACTTGGACGCGCTGGCAGCCAGCATCCGCGACCGGGGACTGCTCCATCCGATCGTCGTGACGCCCGACCTGCGGCTGGTCGTCGGGGCGCGTCGCCTACGGGCCGTCAAGCAGAACGGCGTCACGACGATCGACGCCGTGATTGCCAGTCGCTTTGAGGATGCGGCTGAGGCGTTGCTAGCCGAGCGCGACGAAAACACCTGTCGCGAGGATTTCACGCCGTCCGAAGCCGTGGCGCTCGGGGCCGAATTGGAGAAGCTGGAGCGACCCAAGGCGGCGGAGAGGCAGGCTGAGGGGCAGAAGGCTGGCGGGCGCGGCAAAAAGAAACTTGCCGGTAAATTACCGCCAAGTAAGGGCGAGACGCGCGACAAGGTCGGCCTGGCCGTCGGCATGAGCGGCAAGCAGTACGAGAAGGCCAAGGCGGTCGTAGCCGGCGGCGACGCTGCGCTGATCGCTGAAATGGACAAGACTGGGAAGGTAGACGGGGCACACAAAAAGATGAAGGTGAAGGAACGCGATACAGAACGTCGCGAGGCAGCCAAACGCACGTCGATCGCGGACGGTCTGCGCGTCGGTGACTTTCGCACCGTGCTGGCCGACGTGCCGGACAACAGCGTGGACCTGATCTTCACCGACCCGCCCTACGACCGCGAATCCATCCCGCTCTATGGCGACCTGGCTGCGCTCGGAGCCAGAATCCTGAAGCCCGGCGGAAGCCTGATCGCATACGCCGGCCAGTATCTCCTGGCCGACATCCTGCCGCTGATGGCGGCTAAGATGCGGCTGTGGTGGATCAACGCCTGCATTCACGGCGGACAATGCGCCCGCATGAACGAATACGGGATCGTCGTAAAGTGGAAGCCGATGCTGTGGTTCGTCAAAGGAACGCGGCGGGACAAGGAAGTGTTTGTTGACGACGCGGTATCGTCGGGAACGCGAGAGAAATCTCACCACGACTGGCAACAGGCGGAATCCGAGGCCACATACTACATCGACAAGCTGACGATCAAAGGGGAAATCGTCGCGGACCCGTTCGCTGGCGGCGGAACCACATTGGTGGCCGCACAGCGCCTTGAGAGACGATGGGTGGCTGCGGAAATTGACGTGGCGCATGCGGCAGAAGCCTCAAGGCGGATCGAAGCCACATGACTGCCGCATACCGCGAGAGAGTCGCCTGCCCGCATTGCGGACATTCGGTATCGACCGAGACGCCCTTCAACGCATGGTTGCGGGCACATCCAAAGTGCGGATCGTCCGCCAAGGAATCCGCGCTTTGTCGTTTTGACCTTGATCTGTTGCTGCATCGCTATATGTTCACTCAAGATGGCCGCGGCGACCGTGCCGTGCAAGCGCTAATGTTCGTTGAGGTCAAGTCGCATGCCGCTAAACTCAATGAACAACAACGCGATACGCTGAAGCTGCTCAGCCAAGTCATGCGCAACCGCAAGATGAATGTCAATAGAGACAAGCGCGGCGCGCACGCCCTGGACCACGCGCCCCCGACCAAAGCGTGGAGTGAACGCAACAAGAAATGGGTGCGATTGCGGCTATTCGGCGGACATTTGCTGACATTATCCGGGGCCACGCCAGTCGATAGTGAATGGATGGAATGGGACTGGAAACGCATCTCCACAAACCAACTCGTTGGACTGTTGACGTTCAATTTAGACCCAGATCGGTTAGATGAAATGGATTGGCGGCGACGCACCGGACCGTCTGTACCATCGCTATTCAGGGGTACAATATGAGCTGCCGCACGGTTACACCAATCGAAACCGTGGCGTTCGGCTACCGATTCCGCTCGCGGCTCGAAGCACGCTGGGCCGTCGTGCTGGACCGCCTGGGGCTAGCGTGGGAATACGAAGCCCAAGGCTACACGACGGCGGCCGGCCCCTACCTGCCGGACTTCTGGCTGCCACAGCGGGCGCTGTGGATCGAGGTTAAGCCGCCGGGCGACGGCGACTGGCGATCGATCGATCCGCGCTGGCCGGCGTTCGCGGCGGACGGACGCGACCTGGCGGTGCTGTGCGGCACGCCGGGCGAACAGCACATCCACCGCTTCAAGGGCACGGCACGGCTGCGGTCGTCGCGCTCGATCGACTTCCTGCTGGGCGACGGGCGGTCGTGGGAACAAGTCGTGCTGTCGGCCAAGACGGTTGATGCCGCGCTGCTGGCCGGACGGCAGGCACGTTTCGAGCACGGGGAGGGGCCGACATGACGAACGGTGGCGTCTTGTCCGATCCGGTTGCTTGGCCGATCGAACCCGTCAAGGCCGCCACGCCCTGCGTGCTGGCCGCCCTGCTACAATGGCAGCTGCTCCAGGCGGACACCGGTACGTGGCGCGAGGAAACATACCGATCGGCCTATCGGCACGATATCGGGGCCGCGGCGGATAAGCTGCTGGACGAAATCGTCTGGGAGGCGGACCGGACGGCCAAGCTGACGCTGCTGCGGGCACACGGACAGCTCAGGCGGATACTTCGGGCGATTGACGGGGAGGATACAATATGAGCCAAGGCCGAGTAGCGCCGGAAGACCGGGCGGCCAAACGGCTGCACGACTGGACTGCCGAACGCCGACTAGTCGGCACGTTGCTCAGCACCCCGCAACCGCGACTTGGCGAGACGCTGGCCGTGATCCAGGACGAGGCCGTGACGGACCCGCAGGCCCGACGCTGCCTGGCCGGCGTCCGCCGCATGGCCGGCAAGCTGGCTGAGGGCGAGTCGATCGACGGGCCGGAGCTGGTCGAGGCCGTCGCGCTCAACGGCGATTGGGCCGCGCTAACCGGGTGGATTGCACGTGCGGCGGCCGATGCCTATGCACCGCGCAACCTGCGGCGCGTGACCGAGAGGCTAAACCGGCTGGCGGCCAGGCGAGCTGTATCGAGCGCGACCCACCGCCTCTTGTCGGACATCGAGGCCGGGACAGTCGAGTTGCCGGAAGCCCAGGCCGCACTAGGGGAAGTGCTGTCGGCCAATCTGGCGGTCGAGAGCGGACGGCCGATCAAACCGCCGCCTGAGTTGCGGCCCGTTCTAGTCAATCTAGCGACGATCGAGGCCGAAGCCGTTGACTGGCTGTGGGACAAACGGATGGCCCGGCGGTCCATCACGCTGCTGTCTGGCCGGCCCGGACAGGGG